TTTGCCGGTCTCGTGGTTTTCAGTGAAAACCGTTTCAAGGTGCGGGCGCTGTTCGTTCGTGATGCGCTTGCCGGTCAGGGCTGCGTCGAGCAGTTGCTTCGCTTCGTTCGTCTCTACGACCTTAGCGGCGTCCTTGAATTTTTTGATTTCCGCTTGCAGCGTTGGAACGCTGGCGGCTTTGGTTCGCAGGTCGGAAATAGCGTCCTGCACGTCGGCAAGGGTGCAACCGGCCTGGAGGCCGAGGAATCCGGCGACGAATCGCAAATCTTGATTTTCCATTCTCTTAGGTTGTGGTTGATTAGCGAGTTTGACAAGTGGCAGTGCTTTGTCCACGTCGGCGGCGTCGTTCAGGTTCACCTGTTTGCCGTCCGCATCGTAGAGGACCACACAATTTTTGTTTGCCGGGATGTCCACGAGGCTGATTTCCCGAAGTTCCCATTCCGTCACGGTCGGGCGGGTCTGGCCCGCCACCATCACGGAGGGGTCTTCGCTGATGGATACGATGCGGATGCCGATGCTGGCGGCACGGATAACGCCCCGCTCCACCTTGCCCGCCACCGCTTCGCCGAAACCTTTGTCCTCGCTGTCAATCACCGGGGTGGCCATGATGCCATCCGCTTCGACGGCAACATCTTCCCAGGTGCCGATCGGCAAACCGTCCTTGTCGTTTTCCATCCAGGGCTGGACGTGATTGTACAGCATGACCGGATTAGCAAGGAACTGCTCCCTGTTTTTCCAGCCCGATGTCAGCACCCGAAAACCGTAGGTGTTCAGGCTTTCATCGTGTACCCTCATTTTCTTACCCCTGTATGCCATATTTGTCAAATAAGTCGCTGCAAACGTGCAGGCTTTCCAAGCCCTTGCAAAGTTTTGTTTCAATCACTACGCAAATTGTTGTTTGCATTGACACAAAAAGATTCTTTCGATGCAAAAACGTGCATTTTTGGGGCATGAAACAGGAAATCGCAGAAACAAAAGGTAGCAACCTGCCTGTAAAGGAAAGAAAGGATTTAGCGAAACTCCTTTTCACCAGGGGCGTCGTCGGCACACAAAAAGAACTGGCCGAGCGGGTGAAAGTCTCACAACAAACCATCGTGAAATGGGTGCGGGACGGGAAATGGGAGGAGGAAAAGCGCAGCCTCCTCGTGGTGCGCTACGAACAACTGGCCCGGCTCTACCGGATGTTGGAAAGGAAAATCAAGAACCTCGAAGCGGTGGAGGAGCAAGGCGGGCAAATCAGCACGAAGGACACCGACATCATCGTGAAGCTGACCGGGGCCATCCGAAGCCTTGAAATAGAGGTCAGCGTGGCCGACATCATCGAGGTGTTTATGAAGTTCAACGATTGGTCGAGGCAGAATGGCGCAGCCCTCGAAATCCTCAAAGAAATCGGCGTCCTGCAAGATGGTTTCATCAAAAGTCGGATATGAAGCAGACAGACCGCCAGTCCCTGCAACTCTGGGACGATTACATCAAAAACCTGCACCGGGAAACGCCCGTCCCGGTGGAGACGGACGGCGACAAGTCCCGGCGCATCGCCAGGCTGCAAGGCGACTTTGTGGCCTTTGCAAAATACTACTTCCCCAACTACGCCTCGGCGGAGTTCGCCCCGTTTCATATCCAGGCCGTCAACAAGGTCATCAAGTCCGACAATATATATATGTGCATGGCGCTTGCACGGGAACACGCCAAGTCCGTCGTTTTCGGCCTGATGCTCCCCCTGTTCGAGATGGCCAACAAGCGAATGTCAAACATGCTGCTCGTGTCGCACAGCTACGACAACGCCTGCGAACTGCTCATGCCCATCCAAGTCAACCTGGAACACAACCAGCGTTTTGTTTCCGATTTCGGAAAACAGCGCAGTTGGCGGGAATGGGAGCGGGGCAAGTTCGTAACCGGCGACTCGGTGAGCTTCCGGGCCATCGGCGCAGGGCAAAGCCCCAGGGGAACGAGGAACGAAGAAAAGCGGCCCGACTACATCGTGGTGGACGACATAGACACCGACGAGGAAAGCCGCAACCAGGCAAGGATTGAAAAAAAGTGGAACTGGGTGGAGCAGGCGCTTTTCCCGACCATGTCCATCACCGGAACAAAACGGTTTATCGTGGTGGGCAACATCATCAGCAAGGAAAGCATCGTTGTGAAGGCCGGGCGGGTCGCCGACTATTTCAAGAAGGTGAACATCCTCGACAAACACGGCAAACCGACCTGGAAAGAACGCTACACCCTGGAGCAGGTCAACTACATGCTCTCGAAAATCAGCTACGCCAGCGGGCAAAAGGAATATTTCAACAACCCCATCACCCAGGGCGCAGTCTTCAAAGACCTGCGCTTCGGAAAAATACCCGCCTGGTCAAAGTTCCGACTGTTGGCGGCTTACATGGACGCATCTTACAAGTCAACCGCATCGAAAAAAGGCGACTACAAAGCCCTCGTTCTCTGCGGTATGGCGGAGGGAAGGCTGTACATTATCAAGGCTTTCCTCGAACAGGCTACCCTGGCGGCGGCTATCAATTGGTTTTACGACATACACGATTACATCGGGGGGAAAGTCCCGGTCTATAACTTCGTAGAGGTGAACGGCCTTCAAGACCCCTGGTATCAGGACGTGTTCAAGCCCGCTCTTTTAAAGGTCGAATTAACGAAGGGCTATCATGTGAGCATCGCCGACGACCGCAGGGCCAAGCCCGACAAGTTCAGCCGCATCGAAGCGGCGCTCGAACCGCTGAACCGGGTCGGTAGCCTGATTTTCAACGAAGCCGAAATCGGCGACCCGCACATGCAGCGCCTCAAAGAACAATTCGAGGCCATCGAACCGGCCCTGAACGCCCACGACGACGGCCCCGATGCCGTCGAGGGCGCTTACTACATCATCAACACCAAGCTCCGCCAGCTTGCACCGATTGCGGTCGGGACGAACAGGCGGGGTGCCAAATACAAGTTTTGACATGAAACAAGACCAACCACTTTGCCCGTCGCCGGATGATATTTGCATACACTGCGACAACCTGGCAGACCATTTTGACGAGGACGGAAACCCCGTCTGCGAAGAATGTGCCTTGCAAGACGAAAACGAAGATGGATTTGATTACTTTTTCGGGGCGAAGCCGTTCCGGGAAGTGGACGAAGAAGATTTACCGTTTTAAAAACTAACGATATGGCATTCCTCGCAAAAGCAGACTTAACGCTATCCATCCTGGTGGACGAACTCGACGAGATAACGAGGGCCACCGCCGCCACCGTCACCGCCGCCCTGAGCGCAGCCGAGGCCGAGGCCAAAGCGTACCTGTTCGACAGCTACGAGACCATCTTTGCCGCCTCCGGCGCAGCCCGGCACCAAATGGTCTTGCAGTGCTGCGTGGACATCGCCGTTTACCGAATCGTGGCCGCTTGCCAGGCGGGCGTGGACATGTCCGACCGGCAGGAGCGCTACGCCGCCGCCAAGTCGTGGCTGAAGGCGGTGCAGAAAATGGAGACCTACGACGACCTGCCCAGGCGGGCCGAAACGAAGGAACTGAAAATTACGTGGGGGGGACATGAAAAGACGGCGACGCACTTTTGAGACAAGCCTCAAAAATGGCCGAGACTATTTTTAATGTCTTTCAATTTCAATTAAAAACAATTTCACGGCACAGAGGACGGTAAAAACCCTGCGCCGCTTAAATCGCCTCAAAATGGCTAATTGGTTTTCATACTTAAAGGGAATGTTCGGTGGCGACATCACGCCCTCCGACAAGTTCAAAAAGATGGTGGTGGTCAACAACATCAGCGTCCGCCCCATCACCCGGCAGACGCAGGACGTTGACAAATGGCGCAACGCCCTGCAAGCCGCCGAGGGCTTCGGACAGCAGCGGCAAACGCTCTACGACCTCTATGCCGACATCCTGTTAGACGGCTTCCTGAAACGCTGCATCGAAAAGCGCATCACGGCAGTGACCAACCGCCGCCTTTGTTTCACCGTAAACGAGAAGCGCATGGAAGACGTGGAAGCGCTCACCGACAAAACCTTTTTCGACATGCTCGTGCGGCTGGTGATGGAAAGCCGCTTTTGGGGGCATAGCCTCATCGAACTGGATTGGGGAAGGGACGGCAAGGGCCACACGAAACTCGTGGACAGGCGGCACGTGAAGCCGCGCTTCGGCATCGTGACAAAAAACTCGACAGACACGGACGGCATCAAGTACCGGGAAAAGCCGTTCGACGCACTCACCATCGAGGCGGGCGAGGACGAGGATTTGGGATGGATTTTAGAATGCTGTTTTCCGGTCATCGTGAAGCGGGGCAACTATGGAAACTGGGCGGAGTTTGCGCAGGTGTTCGGGATGCCATTCCGTCACGGGAAGTACAACAACGAGGAGACCCGCACCGTGCTGGAAGATGCCCTCGACAAGATGGGCGCTGCCGGGTACATCGTCAGTCCAGACGATGCGCAGATTGAATTCCAGTACCCCGCTGGCGTGGGCCAAGGCGTGGACATCTTCAAGATGCTGCACCAGACCTGCGACGAGGATATTGCCATCACCATCCTGGGCAACACGATGACCACCACCGAGGCGAAAACCTCCGGCTACGCACAGGGCGTCGTACACCAGCAGGTGCAGGAAGAATTGCACAAAGACGACCGGAAATTCGTGCTGTCCATCCTCAACGAAAAGCTGACGCCCTACCTGGAACGCATCGGCTTCCCGGTCGCTGGCGGCTCCTGGGCTTTCGAGGAGGAGGAGAACATGTCGAAAAAGGAGACGCTCGAATT